CTTGCGGCTTTCAAGCTCTTCCTTGATGGATCTGGCTTCAGCTTCCAGAGCATCAAGATCAGCCTCAGGAGCATCAAGCTCGGCAACAATCGCAGCCTTACGCTCTTCAAGCTGTTCAATGGACATTTCTTTGATTTCCATTGATTCAAACCTCCATCATGATTCTAATTTTTTTCTTCTGTCTCTCAATCTCGGCAAGTCTGGCTTTTTCACTATCCAGTGATTCTTTCGCACTATCCAGTGCATCGGAAAGGCCTCTAGCCTGGATTGATGTTGAAGTATATGCCGGAAATGTCACAGCCGACACCTCAAGGACATTCTGAATGCTCCGAATGTGCCTTGTCGGATGCTCTGTGTTTACATCATCCCAGCTATCTTTATCCACTGTGAACATGAATGACATTCCGGAAATATCTCCACGACTCACAGCAGAGTAAAGGCTTTTTGCATCTGCATTGTTCTCTGTATCGAGATCAACACGGATCACCATGCCGCTATCATCAACAGACATCTGCATGGTACTGTTTTCGTTGTTGTTGCGGCTTCTGGCAAGCGGAATCATATCAGTGTTGTGATTCACCAGAAAACGCACATCTTTCAAATCTGTGGTATCTAATGCACCCTGTTCAATGATTTCGTCATACCATCCAATATCCGTCCTCTTACCAAAAACAATCGGTCTGCCGGAAAGAAAATGCCCATGCTCTTCATTTTCTTCAGCACGAACATCAAAGTTAAATGCTCTGATTTCCTTCTTCATCTTTACTTTCTCCTACGTTATAATACTCACCGCGAACCGGCAACTGTGAGCCAAGCGGATCCGGCAGAGGTGGCATGTTCCAAATCTCACGAATCTCATTTCGCGTCATAAGTCCTCTATCAGCCATCTGAGCAGAGACGTTCAGCTTATCCTTGTTGCTAAGATACTGGAGCCGGTTTGCCGTTACACTGACTCCATTCCCGCTTGACTGTTCTCTGAGCGTGAAAAACATCTTTTTCAACACTTCTGCTTCCTGAATTGCGAACGGCTCAATTGCACCTTCATAAAAAGCTGACCAGTTCTCAGAATCAAAATGATTCGTCAGAATATCGTCATTGACTCCGTAATACTTATACACATTTGCCTCAATGGCTTTCCGCTGTTCCGCATCAACAACCCAAGGCTTTACATCAACCTGTTTCACATCCTGATAAGTATTCGGGAAAAGAAGAAGACCACCGCCTTTAGAATCTTTTGAAAAGTTCTCAGCAGTGAACCTCTGCCTTTCTTTGGCAAGATCCTCGGCCTTGGCGAAATTCGACAGTTTAGCCATAAACCGATAAGTTGCCGCGCTTTTTACACCTTCCTGAATGCCTTGATCTTGAATATGAATCAAATCAAGCGTGTTCTGCAACGCATGGTTGCTTTCCCCAAAGAAATCATTCTTATACTGGAACTTTGTCATAATCCCACAATATTCAAGCTCAACAGCGGCTCTTGTGCCGTTACCAAACTCATACCGGAGATATGGAACACCATCATACTGCACAACCTCACACCGCGATGGAAGAGGTGTATAAATACCACTCGGCTGACCATACTGATCATACACAGGGCAAATAAAAGCAGTATTGTGCATATCAAGCAAAGTTGAAAGTCGATATTGGAATTGACTCCATGTCTGGAACTCATTCGGTCCATTTTTCAACTTTGTCTGAAGTGCTGGTCTTGCCGCACCATATGTTTCCACCTTAAGTTTGCTCATATGCGTTGCTCTGGCATTTATTGCAGACCGAATTAAATCACTCTCATATATACTGCCTTTCCAATTATGAAAAACAGGAGTATATCCATTGAGCATTTTAAACGCTTCCGCATTTCGCTTATTTGGCTTTGGCCTATTGCCAAAGAGCCAATCAAACATTCCCATTGAATCACCTCAGTTGTTTTTGAGTTGTTCACCATATTCGGCAAACCACTTCTGCCGCACACACATTGCGTCTAGCAGTGCTGCACATCCGTCTATATGATCATTCGGATTGATCTTGACAAGCTTTCCTCTGCCGCGCTCCACAGACATCTTGATTGCGCTGTTGAGCAAATGTATCTTCAGAAGATCATTATCACCTAAATGCAAATGACCATCTTCCAATATTCCTTGCGTTTCTTGAATAACTCCATAAAGGTTTTCGCCTTGGTAAACATCATCCATCACGAACCCATACTGCTGCATATCCTGAATCAGATATTGTGCTGAATATCGGTCATATCCTGTTACAAGAGGATAAATCTGATAATCCTCAACCAACGACCTGAACCAGTCAAAACAATCATGGTAATCTACAAAGTTATCGCCGGATGCCTGAAGCAATCCGCGCTGAATGTAAATGTTATATGGAAGTCCGTCACGCTGACACGCTTCATCTATTCGTTCAGTTGGCAAGAAGAACTTAGCAAACACATACAGTTCACCGTTCTTTTCAATCACAGCAGTACAAGCAGTCAGATCTCGCGTCTGCGAAAGGTCTATTCCCGCAACGCAATAAGAATTCCTGAAATCTTCCAGCTTAAGCGAATCGCCGCTTGCTCTTTCAACAAGCTGTGAGGGAAGCCATGCCAAACTGCTGTTCTGCTTGATACAGCAATACTTGGTCATGAATTCCGCTTTCTTACTCAAGGATCCTTCTGCAATCGCGATTTCCTCAAGCATGAAATCAATCGGAATTGATACACCCAAATTCGGATTGCTCTTCCGAAGCTCGTTGATATCATTCCATTTCTCTACATCATCAATCATATAAAGAAGCGGCAACAGCTTCTTCTCTTTCGACTCTCCTAAGAGAAAACGTGTTGACCGCTTGATTAGTTCATCATAAATGGAATCATTAACATAACCGGAAGTGGTACAAGACAAAAGCAACGGTTCTATCCTGGCCCCCATACCAGATTTCATAACCTCATACTGTTTAAGGCCTTTGTCACCTTCCCAAGCTGCTATTTCATCGCAAATACAAAGTGAAGGATTAAAACCATCACTCTTCTTTGCACTGAATGCAATCTTCTTAACAGTGCTGTTCGTACCGGCTATATTAAGATCAGACTGCCGGTGCTTTGGCAAAGCTGATTGATCTTTAATTTTAACGTTATGCGTGTCACGCTCATTAAGCTCTTCTTTCAGTTCCTGATACTCAGGATCTAGCGTAATCATCTGCCAGATATTATTATAAACAATATCGGCCTGCTCTAACTTCGGAGCCAAACAGAACACCTTTGCACCGAATCCGCCATCAACTCTGAAAACGTAATTACCAATACCGGAAGCAATGATTGATTTACCATTCTTCCTGGCAACCACAAGAAGCACTTCACGGAACTGCCGGTGTCCATCCTTGTCAACAACACCAAACATTGCTGACAACATTGCTTTCTGCCAAAGTTCAAGATTGATGCTTCCCGGTGCAAGATGCCCTTCCGTATGAAACCAATGTGATTCAGCCCAATCAATTACCGCATTCGCTTTCTTCTGATCAAAAAAGAAGTCTTTCTTTTCTAATCCGCTGACCAAATACTCATACAAAAGCCGGATCCACTTACCAACCGTTACAGAACAATCTTTAATTTTCTGGTAATATGCGTAAATATAGTTTTCTTCTGTTTTCTTTGGTTTTCTCATGGCATCTCAGGCTCATTCGAGAGCGAACAGCGTTTTTCCTGACTTACACGCGCGGTTTTTCCGGCCTCCAAAAAATTTTGAAAATGGGGGGAGTCAAAACAAAATTCGTCCAGTTGCATCGACCTTGAATCGTTTTGATTTTCGTTGATGAATTTCGGCATGACAATCACGGCAGACCAGCTCAAGATTATTCCAATTAAGTGTAACTGTTGGATCATTAATATTAATTGGGTTAAGATGTATCTTGTGATGAACAATCTCACCCGGCCTGTAAACACCTTTGGCTAAACAACGCTCACACAGTTCACGTTTCGATCTTGCATAAGCATTACGGCAGTCATGCCAAGCTGGTGAATTATAGAAAGCCTTTGCAAATTCTTTAGCCATAATAAAAAGAACCGGCAGCAGAGCAACTGCCATGCGTAGAACAAAGTACGCATGAGCAAAAGGAGGTGAAAGGAACACATAAAGCCCTGAAAAAGTTGGATGAGTGAAAAGGAGAATTGTAGTGCTGCCCTTTTACTGCCGGTTGAATTCAGGATAAAAGAAAAGAGACAAAGGATTGTTCCCTTGTCTCTTATTTCAGTTTACACTATAGCACTTATAGAATGTATCATTCTACATCATCATTTTGTTTATGATCGGCTCAATTGCTTTAAGCGCAGATCCGTGAAGCCTGGTTGTTTGAGCGTAAGAATAATTAATTGCATTTGCGACTTGTTCCCATGTAAAACCGTTGATGTATTTGTATTTCAGGATATCGCGATATCTCCAGTCTTCAAGCTCATCAATTGCAGTCGTGATCTCAAGCCGGATTGCCATTGATTGTGATACACGTTGACGGATAAAGATATCAAGGTCAGCAAGCTCATCATATTTATGAGGATCTTTTGTTGATGATACGGATTCACTATCAAGAGCCGCTGTGATCTTAGTGAGCCGGTCATATACATCTTGCCGTTCTCGGAGCAATGAATCTATCCGGTGATCAGCGTTAATGTATCTCCGAAGCCATTGTTTAGCAGTCATGTCGTTAAATCAACTCCATACTCTTCGCGTAATGTGTCAACCAGATCCCAAAGGTTTATTCTACCTTCGGCAGCCTCTTTGGAAAGTTTGTCAAGCCGGTTCCATGCGTGTTGGATTTGATCAATGCTGAATTCAAAATCATCTTTCAATACCATCAGGAAAATTGCCATAGCAAGATGGATAGATTCATCACGGATCTTATTCGCATCGGCCCAGCTTAACGGCTTGCGCTTCGGATTGATCTTCTTTGATTTAGCCATGCTTTTCAATAAAGATCAATGACCGCAACCGATCAAGCTTTTGTTCCCGGTATTGAGAGATACGATCATAGATATCGTGATAGATAACTATCTGATCTAGCGTGATAAATACATCTGCAATCTCTTCTGCAATGTGATCAACATTATCGGCTCCATCTTTGTTCTTGCAAAGCTCCTTGATCAGTTCGCTCATTTCCTCAATTGCCTTTGTGGCCTGGTGATTATAGCCGAAATAATATAGAGCATCTTCAAAGATTTCATTTTCCTGTTCAACAGTCATTTTTTCAATCTCCTCTTCCCTAAATAGTCAAGATCATAATTGCAACACTCATCATTAGTCAGCTTTCTGTTATATAGCAAAATGCTATAATACTCATTAAGAATATCATCATCGTGAGCTATATAACCGTCCATCGGTTGACATCCAATTGAGAACCCTCTGAGCCTCATGCCATATGTGTAAAGCGTTGATTCTTCCATCACTTCACCTCTTTCAATTCTTGCTTTTCCCAGTAATAATAAATATATTCTTGTGCAAGATATTTACATTCTTCGGTTTGCTCATCAGGATGATATCTGAACCAGTCATAACAATAAGCTAAACCTTGCCATAATGCTTTCTCGTTCGGCTTCAGATCTGGCAGCTCTTTCCGGTTATAAGCCGCCAGTTTTATATCATTCAGCGAATATGCAATCTTGCATCACCTCTCTTTTTGTCTACCGTCTACCAAGTCTACCCTATTTTCCTATAAACTCTTTTGAAAAATACATTTTTACAACTATGCGTTTTTTCGGAAAAGTTTTTTTATCGTTTTTTCGGTAGATCGGTAGACACTTATTATTTTAATCACTTATTACACTATAAACTAAGTAGATAATAATAATATAATAAGAAAATCAAAACTTTTTGTTGTCTA